TCGGTGAGCACCAACAGGTTCGCCGGATCATCCGCTTGAGTAAAAGGAAACACAACTTTGCTTCCGTCGATCATCCATTTCGGGAAGTTCTCCTTGAAGTGTCTGGTTGCAACACCAGTGACCCCTCGATCTGGCAACCCCTCCGGCTTATCAAACAAAGGAATCGACAAGCTAGAGGTGTTCTTTACTTTAACACCTAACCTGTTGTATTCACTGACATTTAGACCTGCCTTGAACCACCAAACTCTAATCTCTTTTGCAAGTTTTTGGAAAGGGGCAGTTGAAAAGTCTTGCCAGTTTTGCGAACTCCACTGTTTGTTGGGTGTGGTTGTCTCAGTCGTGACCTCCAGCGGCAGTGTTTGTTGGGTGCCAGAAAATCCAGAGCCGCCACAGTGGTGGCAGTACCCGACAACACCATTTGCTTTCCTTGTCAAGTAGAACTTTCTCTTGCCCTCCCCTTGTTTACAGTGGTTGATGCGGACACTCTCTCCGACAGCAGTCGGGAAATGTGCAGCGTATTGTGCTAGGTCAATCGAGTTCATCGAACTCTGCCCCGACTGGAGTGAATCCTAAATCCTCCAGTTCAGATTTGTTATAAGTTAACCCGACACTACTACGACACTCTGAACAGTACGCTTCATGCTCCTGCTTGGCCTCGTCCCAGTGAAGTGTATTCAGTTTTGAGTCACATGCTTTACACCTCATCGTCAACCTCCGTTGTCTTCCCCCCGTCTGGTCTATGACCCAACCCATGCCGACGATCCAATTCATCGAGGAGTTCACCAAAGCGCCCCCTCCTCTCCATGTTAAGGTCGAGTGCCTTATCAGCGTTCGACATTACGGCGGACATAATCGCTCGCACAAACTGCGCTATCGAATCCTGCCGACTCCCCGGAAACTCGACAATACAGGCGAGGTCGTTCGCCAGCGCTCGTAAGAAAGGGTTCCAATCGGGCGACCGCCCCGGCAGCATGTGGTCGAGTAGATCTTCGTGGTTGTCACGAATCCACTGAGCCACCTCTTCCCTGCCGTGTTTTTCGATTACCGGCAGGTAAGCTTTAATAATTTCTTCATCAACGTTTAAAGTTTTCATAGCATTCTCTCCTGTTGTTCCACTCATCAGAGATTAGAATTGATTTTACCCAGCACTCCATGCAGTAAAGGTGGCCCCTCCATGAGGCCATGCTGAAGGCACTCTCCTTTTTAAAACAGCCTCGACAAGTCTGTATATTATCATCTCGAATCATGCGGCGATACCCCAGTTGCGAGCCACTACGTCAGCTACAATTTTTCCTCGGTTGATGTCAAGCTTGATGACGTTAGCGTTAGTGCGTGCTGGTGCATGCGTACGCCAGTCAGTCAACGCATTGTACACTGCCCATCGATTCCTGCCCATACGGCGGGAGTAGTCTTCACGGTAAACCTTTCGCAGATAGTCTAAGTTCTTATTCCGTATAGAGTTTCCGCGAATCCTTGTCGTGTACTGTGCCAATGCTGTCCGCACTTGGTCGGCGGTGGCATAGTCTCTGTCCTTAATTTCCAGAGAGTCGATAAAGATCAAGTCAGCTTCGCTGTCGCTACACGGTGTGTTGTACAGCTCATGCCACAACTCCGCTTCATCAAACATCATATCGATTGCCCTGCCAACCTGACGCACGCCCGTATCTATGTTCAGTTTTGAACTGTGCCGTTGTGCGTACAGCGCTAGCGGATTACGTAAGAACACCTGACTGTTCATGCAGATACTCAGGATTGACCCTGCCATCATCTCGAATTTCCACGTCCCATCGAAAGATGTAATCACACCTAGATTTAAACACGCAGTGTCACCGTCAGGCGATTTAAAATTAACCGCAGGTAACTTATACGTCGCTGCCATCATCCCGAAGTTTTGACTGACCCGGATTGTTTCCTCGATGCCTGTTGTATCGTACTCGCCACGGTCAAGCACTCGCCGTACTGCGTCGATACTTTCGGGGTACTGCGTTGCTTTGTACTTCTCACTCGTTTTCGCTACGAAAGTACCCGACTCCCGCTCGTGCCACGCCAGACCCGGCACCCTAACAAAGTCCCGATGCCCTGCTTCAGGTACGTAAGTATAAAGATTGCTTGGCACAATCTCTATATCAGCATCGCCGTAAGGCTTGCCGACTAGCTTGTCCTGCTGACTGTTGACGATGCTCGATGCCGCGTTGAAAGAAATAATATTGTTCACTAGCTTTCTCCTGTAGTGATTTAAAATGTGAACACTAAATTCTAAACTTGTTTAGAGTTCACGGGTTGAACAATCATTGAGCTACTTAACCTTCTCGACGATTGTAGTTACTCCGCTGTCAGTATAGCACAGCAGGCAGTCTTTGCACCTTTGACCAGTGCAATTCTCTTTGTACCCTTTATGGGAAACATTGTTAAACACTCTATGAAACGGTGCAGGTGGAGTGTTGATAACCTTATTGATTACTGGGTTACTCCACACTAGCTGTAAGTTGTCGGGGATAGAATTTTGTTTAAAGTATTTGCGCACCATTGTCACGCGCTTACTCCACAGTGCGAAGTGTTTGCTAGGATTGGCTCGCACAATCTGTATGAGATTGTCAAGGTGCGTTTCGTTTATCAGGTCACCGTGTGCAGACAAACGTATGTACTCTGTCTTCTTTTTAAACTTAGGCATTTGCTCTGGCTGTAATGGCGCAGCACTCAGTACATCACTGTTATGCTGTAGCGCTGGCTCAAGCGATGGGTACACGCCAGCGTCCAAGGTTTTGTGACTGTAACAATACTTACAGATCCAGTCTTGTTTATCAGCAGACGCCATCTTCACACAGAACTCATTCGTTCTCGTGTTAGTTGAGATAGCTTGAAGGTCTGTCAGTTTGCCGGTCATTCGGCTGACCTTTACAGGCGATAACATAATTTAAACTCCTAACGTTTTGCAGATGATATCTGCTATTGATTCAGCGCTACCTAATATAAAGATAAACACAGTTACTGTCAACACTTGCTTTGCTGTACTCATAGTTGCTTCACCCCCTACAGTATACACTGAAGTATATATTGGAAACCAAACCTGACGCTGTCCGCAGCACCAACTCTTTCGGTTTCGGTTTTCGGCGTGGCACTAACTTGACCACGTTCTGATTACGTTCGAGCTTCGACTGCCCGACATGCTTTTGATTACGTTTGCGGTTAACGCTCATGCTTTGATATCCCAAATACTAAACTTGTTTAGAGTTTATACGCTAGCCTTGAATTTTGTCACTGATGCGGTCCAATAATGGCGCCTGACTGAATATTTCCCAATATCCACGGCCTTCACTCATGCATTGCATCATTAAATCGAAACCGTCTTGATACTCCACGGTCACTTTGCGGACTGATCCAAATTGGCCGTAGGCATCTTCAAGGTCTTCTAAAGCTTGCTTTTTGGTCCTCGCGCGGATGCTGTAGGCGTCAGAGTCATCGATTCGAGGTGCATACCAGTAGGATAGTTTCATTGTCTATTCTCCATTCCTTTTAATTCTAAACATTGTTTAGCATTCTAGCGCAGCACCGCACCTACTAGAGGCTAGCGCTACGAAAAAACCACACGCAAAAAACAGCGCACCCACTACTGAGTACACTGTTAAGATAATCTTTTCTGTCTTGTTCATACGTTTCATACGTTTACCTGTTCGCGGATAGTGTCCGCGTGTATTTGGCGGTAGTGCCAAGAATATCTGCGCATCCGTGTGCAGACATTCGCAGCGTACTTGCCTTAGCCTAACCTCAAGCGGCGTCGCGATGCATGGGGATAACGTTAACTGCAATGGTGCCGCGCGTTTCTTCGACATCGTGCGTCTGTTGTCCACCATTGGCAACCATGTCGATGATCATCGCTCTAAGAGTATCTGCGCCTTTCACGTCGGCATTCTCTTTTGACCATCGATCCAGCAATTCGCCAAGCTTTTTGGCGGCTGCAATCAACGCCTTGACCGTAACCGCTTTGACAGCGTTTGGATTGCGTTCTTTCCAGATCGCGCCTTGCCATACCTTTTTCTTACTGGGAATGACCAGATAGACGCCTTTGTCATTCTCCTCCATGGCGGCTACACGTTTCGCGGTGGCGTTCAGCGTGCGGATTTTATCGTCAGCGTATTTCACGCCTTCCGCAATCTGGTTAATGGCGTCGCATGCGGCCACCTCAGAGTGATAGTTGTGGATAATTCCCAGAATGCTAGTCAGCGACTGGTTGGTTTGGCTTGCAGCGTCGTTTGCCTTCTGCGCGGCGTTCAGAGCTTTAATAGCGTTTTGAATGGTTTCAGTGTTCATAAGAGTTGGTCTCCGATTTACTAAACAAATTTAGAATTTACCCTAACAATAGGGATACCGTGATCGTCTCACGTCTAGCTGGCCATGTCAACAAGTCTAGATAAAGTTATTTGAACCCGCGAGCATAGATTGCGGGCAATGTCAACAGGTGAAATCCGCTAGCAGGTATTCGCCTGCCTGTCAACCCAAGCAAGGATCGTGCCAGAATCCGTTTCCTTTAGATATGATTTTATCGAATGGGGGTATGATCTAGCAGAATGTCTAAGCATGTTTAGTCTCGGACGCGGGTACCGCGCTTATTCTTTCATGGTTCCACGTGGAACATCGCCGCGCATGGTGCCATATCATCATCAATTCCACTCGAAGGGGGCGGGGAGCTTGGATTGCCAGCGCGGGAGAGAGAGTTGGCACACATGTACTTGAGAGCAAATATAGCTAATGTTTAAAATGCAAAAAACTAATTCCAATCAAAACTAAGACTACCTCTTATATAACGCTAAGTAATTGATTTTAAAACTTAAAGAGTTACTTTTACAGGTGAATTAGTTCTTATAGTTCAAATCACTCACCTAAGCTTGACAAACAGTTAAAAATAGTGTATAATATAAAACATAATTACCTGTCTTCGACAGGTGTAATGCTTTTGAAAAAAAGCTTGCACCTTGTTTCAATAATACGGGGGATATTTTGCGTGCAATATTTTGCAGGTTCCTTAGCTAATCCTAAAATAATGGCTGGTCGAGATAATAGAAACGCCAGCGGTATGTCTCCCTTTGAGCAGTACACACAAAACACTCAAGGCATGGGTTCTGACAACTATACTTTTATGTCTCCCGCGCTTACGCCTCGCAATGGGGCTTCTATTTTACCAACAATCCTGAATCCTTCTGCTGCTTACAGGGCATTTGCTGAACCATCTCCTAGAAGTCTCTTATCTATCCTATTGGAACGATAATTTATGGCCACTGTAACTTCTAGTAGGTACTTTTCAACGGCTGAATTAGCGTGTTCTCACTGCGGTTTTGCTTATATGGACGAGCATTTTATGGAACTGCTTGACGGATTAAGAGTAGATTTTGGTCCGATTACACTAACTTCCGCTTATCGATGTCCAGAGCACCCTATCGAAAAAGCAAAAAGTTCAGGACCGGGAGCACACTCTACAGGTAAAGCAGTGGATATAGCAGTTTCTCGGGGAGATGCTTACAGGCTATTGTCTTTAGTATTTCAGGAAGATTACGATGTTAGGTCTTTTACTGGTGTAGGAATAAATCAAAAAGGAAACTCTAGATTTATTCACTTAGACACAATTACTGAAGGTGTAAGACCTACGGTCTGGAGTTACTGATGATTCAAGCAATTATCGGCCCTATAGCTTCTCTTGCTTCAAACTGGCTGGAGGGACGAAATGAAAAAATCAAGGCTACGACGAAGGTTAAAGTTGCTAAAGCGGAAGCTGAAGCGGCAATTCTACAAAAGAAAGCAGCAGGCGAAATCGATTGGGATTTGGCTCAAGCAGAAGCTAGCGAAACTTCTTGGAAGGACGAGTGGTTAACTGTTGTTTTTACGCTACCCCTAATCTTGCTATTGTTTGGCGAAGAAGAGCGGGTTAACCAGTTTTTTATAGCTTTAGGAAATTGCCCTGAGTGGTATCAATATCTGCTAGGTACTATTGTAGCGGCTAGTTTCGGCTTTCGTGGTGCAGCTAAGTTCATGGGTAAAAAATAATATGGCAGCTAAAAAAGATTCAAGACTAGCGCGAGTCGGCGTTAGCGGGTACAACAAACCAAAGCGTACCCCTAACCACCCTACTAAATCTCATGTGGTAGTTGCTAAAGAAGGTGATAAAGTAAAAACGATTAGATTTGGTCAACAGGGGGTAACAGGTGATCGACAACCAACACCTCGACAAAAATCTTTTAAAGCTCGCCACGCTAAAAATATTGCAAAAGGTAAAATGAGTGCTGCGTATTGGGCTAATAAGGTAAAGTGGTAGTATGCCGGGAAAAAGAGGAAATCCAAATCTAGTTAAGGGGGGAAAATCTTTAAACCCTAACGGTAGAAGAAAGGGATCTAAAAATAAACTTACGCTAATGCAAAACGGCTTAATTGACCAGTTTGCTGGCGAAATGAATAAAGAGTTTAAGGCGGTTATCCGTACAGTTATTCGAGAGGCTAAAGGCGGTGACATGACCGCTGCAAGATTATTGCTAGATAGAGCTATTCCAGCTAGAAAAGCCGTAGAACACTACGGTGCGCAAGATGGCAATAATATTGTAATCAATATTCAAGGGTTAGATGAGGTTGCGTTGAGCAATCCTGAACCTTACATAGATGGAAATTTTGAGGAGATAGAAGATGGCTTACAAGATGAACAAGAATCAGTGTAGTGATATGGCTAACATGGGCAAGTCTGGTGGTGTTAACAACCAAGGCGGAACGTTGAGCGCTCAAATCTACGAGGCTGCTAGTGCTTCTGCCTCCACTAACGTGCCGCCTAAAGGCACTTCAAACGGCGGCAAATAGTTGTGGCTGGATATAATTACGATAAGAGTGGCCGCAATCCGGGCGATATTAAACGTCGTACAAAGACGCATAGCAGCGCTAGGACTTCGAACACAGGCAATGCTGTTGATAGGATGGTAAAAGCCGCTGCTCCGTCTGCTAAACCTACCCCTGAAAAGAAAGCCACTGCTAAAAAAGCAGTGTTTGGTCAGGGAAACCAAAAAGTTGTAAACGGAATGGCTAATGTAACTCGGGAGCAGTTGGAAAAAGCTGGTTTCGGTACAGGAAAAGACGCTCTAAGGAAGTACATGAACGAATGGAATCGTACTGGCAAGCGTCCAACAAAGGCTTTGGATGGCGGTAAACCTAAAGATAAAAACATGAGATTTGACCCGGAGCATAGGGCAACGATGAAAAGTGGGTTACGAAAAAATGTGCCTTCTAAACCACGACCCGGAGATTTTAAGACTACTAGCGCATATAAACGTGCAGCAGATCGTTGGAACTTAAAATATGGAAAAGGAAGTGCTAAAGCTACTGGAACTCCTCAAAAAATTGAAAAAGTACAAGTAGACCCTAACAAACGAGTAACACAACGTGCTACACGAGCCGCTGCGGCTACTTTGGGGCCAATTTCTTTAGCTGTTGGAGGCGCAGCAGTTACCGGGGCTGCTAGAGTAGCAGCCGCCGCTGCAAAATCTGCTAAACGAATTACAGCGGCTGAAGAAAATTTTAGAAAGGGGCTTCTTACAAAGGGTGAGCTAAACGCAATTAAAGCAGAAAATAAACTTACTAACGTTAGTTCGGAAGCTAGAAAAATCGTAAATGCCGCAGAAAGGGGTAAGAAGATTAGGCGCGGCGCTGGAGCAGTTGCCGCAGCAGGAGCGGCAGCAGGGGCTGCTAATAAAGCAGAGGAACGTAAAGGTCGTAGTGGCCGTAACCGCCGCCGATAATGGCAACAGAGCTTAACTTTACCTTACACCCTGCCCAACAGGAAATCTTTAACACTCAAAAGAGGTTTAAAGTTGTTGGCGCGGGGCGTAGATTTGGCAAGTCTTATCTTGCTAGGGTAAAGTTAATTGTTGAAGCTCTGAAAATGGAGAATGAGTTTGGGTACGATTTGTCGGATAAAGCGTGTTACTACATAGCTCCGACATTTAACCAAGCAAAAGACATTATGTGGCAGTCATTAAAACAAATGGCTGCACCTATCACTAAAAAGATAAGGGAGAATGAGTGTATTCTTACCCTATCTAATGATAGGCAAATACATCTAAAAGGGTCTGACCGTCCTGAAAGTTTGCGTGGTGTAGGTTTGTCGTACGTTGTCTTAGACGAGTACGCTTTTATGAAGGAAGAGGTGTGGACTGCTATTATTAGGCCCACACTTGCAGATGTTAGGGGCGGTGCTTTGTTCATTGGAACCCCTAACGGAAAAAATCATTTTTATGATTTGTTTGTAAATGCGCAAGCAGAGGGTATTGAAGAAGGTGACTGGGGTGCGTGGACATTTAAGTCACTAGACAATCCATTTCTTGACCCTAAAGAAGTTTATCAAGCTACTAAAGATATGCCTTTAGAGTTTGTTAAGCAAGAATTTGAAGCAAACTTTTCTTCCTTTGGCGGAACAATCTTTACTGAAGATATGCTCCGTACAGAGAATAAAAAAACTTACGGATCTGACATATATATCGCAGTAGATCCTGCCGGATATGAGGATGTCAGAGGTATTGCTCAAGGAAAAACAAAACGTTTAGACGAAACAGCTATCTCTATAGTAGAAGTAACAGAGAAGGGATGGCATGTTTTTGATGTGATTACCGGAAGATGGAACGTAAGGGAGACGGCCCTGCGTATCCTTCGTGCCGCGCAAAAGTATCGTCCAAGAGTTGTAGGAATCGAAAAGGGAGCATTAAAGAACGCTCTAATGCCCTATTTGAGTGACAACATGCGGCGATTAAACGTGTTTCCGTACATTACGGAATTAACTCACGGCAATCAAAAAAAGTACGACCGCATTGTTTGGGCATTGCAAGGACGTATGGAGCAGGGTCGTCTTACCTTCCAAGAGGGGCAGTATGTCCCAAAACTTTTTGACCAAATGCTTGACTTTCCAAATCCTATGGTACATGACGATATGTTAGATAGTTTAGCTTATATAGATCAGTTAGCTAGAGTTAATTATAGCATGGATGAAGACCTTGGAGCAAGTGATTGGGAACCTTTAGACCCTGTAAGCGGGTTATAAAACAGGAATTGTTATGGCAAAAACAAGTATAATCGATCCCGTTTCTGAGTATATTCCTTCGACGAATGGCGAAGTTATATTTGACTCTGACCTGACTGGATGGGTTTTAAATAAGGTCGAGACTTGGGAAGACGCAAGAAACTCGCAACATCAAGAGCGATGGCAAGAGTACTATCGCCTATGGCGAGGCCAACACGCGGGACCAGAAGACAAAATCCGTCAGCACGAAAGGTCTAAACTAATTGCTCCAGCACTTCAGCAGGCCATTGAAGCTGGCGTGTCAGAGATGGAGGAGACAATCTTTCACCGTAAGCGTTGGTTTGACCTAGAAGACGATGTTAGAGAGCAAATTTTTGAACAGATTATTAAAGAGAACGTCCAACAGATAGACCCACAGCAGTTACAACAGATTTCTCAAAACGTTGATACACGGCTTGGGCAAGTTACTGATCAGCTTTTAGAAGATTTTGATACAAGAAACGTAAACAAAGCTATTTCCGAGATTCTTTTAAATGCTGCTTTGTACGGCACAGGCATTGGAAAAATCACAGTAGAGCAACGACCTCGTAGAGTTCCTATTACTGGTTCTACTGGTACAACTGCGGATATTCAAATCCGTGAAGATATTCATGTAAAACTAGTTCCAGTAGACCCTAACGAATTTGTTATTGATATAGCAGCTAAGAGTATAAATGACGCTTTAGGCGTTGCTCACATGTACACAGTACCTCGACATGAGGTTTTGCAGAAACAAGCTAAGGGAGTTTATAACGAAGCTCCGATAGGTCTGTACAATCGACAGGAAGATGAACACCCTATCCTAGACTTGATGGAAGAAAACTACGAGACTGTTGAACACGTAGAAATTTTAGAGTACCACGGACTAGTACCGAAATCTTTTTTTGAAGAAGCTACGAGTGTCCCAGACCCTCTTGCAGAATTTGCAGAAGAGAACAGCAATATCGAGTACGACGATTCTGCTGACATGGTAGAAGCAATAGTCTGGATTGCTAACAGGGGAACATTGCTAAAGGTTGTTCGCAATCCTTTTATTATGCAAGACCGTTCTTTTGTAGCGTTCCAGTGGGACACAGTGCCAAATCGTTTTTGGGGTCGCGGAATTGCTGAGAAGGGGTACAACCCTCAAAAGGCTTTAGATGCAGAACTACGGGCTAGGATAGACTCTTTGGCCCTAGCTACGTACCCAGTAATGCTAGTTAACGGCATGATGGCCCCACGTAATAGTGACTTTAGTGTAAGACCCGGAAGGAATATCGTTCTTTCTGGGCCTCCTCAAGAAGCTATTGCGCCTTTTAAATTTCCCGGACCAGACCCACAAAGCTATCGCCAGACTGCTGAGTTTGAGCGTATGGTGACTATGGCTACGGGATCTATGGATACTGCTGCTCCCCTCGGCGTAAACCCGCGTAATGAGACGGCAGGTGGTATGTCCATGATGATGGGTGCTTTACTTAAACGTGCAAAAAGGACGCTCCGAAACATGGAGTATGAGTTCCTTTCGCCACTGATTCACAAAATTGCGTGGCGCTATATGCAGTTTGATACGGAACGTTATCCGGTAGCAGACTATCGTTTTAAAGTTCATGGAGCTTTGGGAGCGCAAGCGCGGGAATTCGAGGTTGCGCAACTAACGCAACTTTTACAGACCACTCCGGCTGGTTCCCCAGCGTACTGGATAATCTTAAAGGGAGTTCTTAAAAATTACAATGTTGAAGATAAAGAAACTCTTATCAAAATTATGGATACGTTTTTACAACGTGCGCTTAATCCAGAACCTCCGCAACCTGATTTTGACCAGCAAGTTAAAATGGCAGAGCAGCAAAGGAAAGCTCAAGAGTTTCAGTTTAACGTTCAGAAATCTGTTAGAGACGATGTACGCAAAGCTATGGAGGTTGAAGCAGAAGCTGAGAGAGATCGAGGTGAGGCTATATGGAACCAGAGCGAGGCTATCCTTAACGTTGAGAAAGCGAAGACCGAGCGTATTAAAGCAGAAAGCGATGCAGTTTATAAACAAGCTCAAAGCGCTAAAGCTTTGGTGGGAGAGGAAGGTACTCCTGCGGAATATCTAGCGCTTGTAGATGCGCTAAAAGATTCTTTTGCTACGGTAACTAACTCAGCGGTCAGCAAGATTAATACAACTTTGGCTGATAGCATAAACCATTTAAGTTCTAGACAGCAAATATTTAATACTGGGTCTACAAACATCGACCCCATAAACTCAAAGCTAGATAAAATTTTGCAGCAGCAGCAAGAAACCCCAGACCTAAACATTACTAGAGACGCTCAAGGTAGAGTGTCCGCCATTGGGGGAAGGCCAGTAAAGCGGGGGCCAAACGGAGAATTACGAGGGGTTGAATAATGCCGTCTACTTTTACTACGCATTTAAATCTAGAAAAGCCGGGTATTGGAGAGCAGGAGAATGAGTGGGGGACTACCCTTAACAATAATTTCGATACGATTGACACCGCTGTCAATGCCAAAATACCAACGTCTGACTTGCTTGATGAAGACGATATGGCGTCCAACAGTGCCACTAAGCCTGCTTCTCAACAGAGTATTAAGGCGTATGTAGATGGAGCGTCTGTAAACCAAGAACAAGTAGAAGACATTGTCGGAGGGATGCTTGACGGTGATGAAACGTTTATTACCGTAACATATGACGATACTGA